TACCGGCCATCAGTTGCGTCCCAGCCGCGATAACATAGTTCTGTGGCAACGCGGCGGCTTCCGCCAGGTAGTCATCAGTCAGCCCGAGCCGCTCAATCACGGACCATGGTACTTGCTGCGCGAGTGCCACGAGCCCAACCTTCCCCGCCAACCTGAAGAGATCACGCCGGTTCATCGGTACCTCACCATGCACTTCACGTCAGCCGTAGTCGTGAAGTCGAGATAGAGGCCAACGGAAAAGGGCGTCTGCAGATCGACCGTAAACGGTGTGTTATAGGCCACGGCGAGGACATCGAACTCCCACAGCTTAATGCCGGAACCCGCCACGGTGCTATCCAGTAGCGCAATCGTTCCAACCGTCGCGGTGGCATCGCTGTAACAGGTAATCCCTTTCACATACCCAGGACCGGAATTGTAGAGCTGATCGGCCGAGATCATGGCTGTGGTGCCCCCGGTAGGAATCGTTGAATAGCGTTCCTCGACGACACACACCCCTTCGATGAGACGCTCACATGCCAAGAGCGTACCAAGTGACATCTTCTCGTTTCCGTTGGCGTCACACGGGTTGTATCTAAGAAACTGACCGTTTGCGTACGTCGGTGTCGACGTATCAACGACACACTGCGCTTGCGCGGAATCCGCCAAAACCCACATGAGGCACAGCGCCCCCGCTGCCACAAGTACCCCTATTCGTTTCAACATATTGTCATCCTTTATGCGACAATGGGGCGCCCCTTCGTTTCCGCCGGTGACGCCCCCTCGTGTTCCCTTCATCGCGTCAGTGTCCTTATGCGATCGGGGTAGTTTCCTTCGTAATGAGGTAGTTCTTAATGGCTTCAAGACCATTGAGAACCGCCACTTTGTTGGAGTAAATCGAGTCCGCAACTCGCAACTCCACCGCTTCGCTCGACGTGGACGCCCCTTCCGTCACTTGACTGGGGTTCGACTCACCGAGAATGATGCTGTAGAACCGATCGGCCATGGTGTCTCCTTACGCGGCCACTGGGCCTGCTTACCGAACGTAGCCGACGCGAACGCCAAGCCGCCCGGTTCCGGTCGTTACGTCCGTGGTCGCCACGGTCGCGCATACGTCATAAAACCGATGCGGATCGGCGGTCAATCCGAGCACTTCCCACAACGGCTTTTCCATTTCCGCCGGGGTGTATTCGGCTGACTCTTCGATGATATCCGTTGACTTCACCTGAGAGGCCGCACTGATTGCCGAGCCGAACAAGTCGGCGTCAACCACCGCGCCCCCGTTTGAAGTCGTCTGATAGATGCCCACATCAAATGCGCCGGCGCCCTGTGCGGCCGAATGGAACCGCACCGAATGCACCCGTGCGTTTGACGGGACTTGGCACAACCGCACCACCGACGTAATCGACAGCGCGGCGGGGATCGTCGCCGATCCGTACGTTTCATGACACACGCCATCGCCCCCATTCTGCGGGCTATTAAGCACGCGAGGCGTGGCGTCTCGGTTCGTAATCTGCGGAGATTTGACAGTTTGATCAACGGCCATGGTGTCACCCCTTCTTCTGTTTCAGTCCTGTGTGTGGTCGCGTTAGGCGCGGTACGACTCGATCGCGTACACCTTGTCTTCGTCAATCCGGGTTGCGCCGGCCGTCATGTAGATGTACGCCTGCCACGGAAGCCCCTGAATGTCCTTCCGCTGCGCGATGTCCGACGTGATCTCATTCCACATGCCGAGGTGCATTCCAGACTTGACCCACACCGGGATCGTCACTTCGTTCGTGCCCGCGAGGACCGTTTCGGCCAACTCACAATAGATGAAGTTGATCCCCAAGAATCGGGTGATCCGTCCGTCCTGCATCACCGGCGCATCGCCGTTGAAGTCCGACGAAATGATCTGAATTTCTTTCAACAACGCGCTTTCGTCCTTCGCGGTGAGAATCGCATAGATTTGCTCCCGCTCGAAATCGACGAACTTCGCGCGCATGAGTTCTTTGACAGCCAAGAGTTTTTCGACATTGAGCCGGCTGTTCGCCCCTCCTACCGACACGTCCACTTCGTTGCCCGACGTGAACGAGGTCGTCGCGGCCCCCGCAACGCCGGTTTTGGCGTCGGCAAAGAACGCGTTGAGAATGTGCTTGTCGAGTCGGCGACCCGCGGCGATCACGCCGTTTTCAACCATCTTGGATTCAGGATCCACCAACAAGCGGAGCTTGTCGAAAGAATCGACCATCTGGGGCAAATCGGAATCGACAGGGAAGACCCACCGGCGATCGGTCGCGGCATCGACTCGGCCCATCGGCGCAAACCGCTGCGTCACGTCCTGCATTTCAACCGAGCCCATGAAGTCGACGGGTGACGCTTGATCGCCGACGTACGACCCTTCGGTGACGTACGGGCGCAAGATGCTGCCCATCGCTTGGAGCTTTAACTGAATGTTCGTGGAATACTGGCGTGCGTACCAATTCGGTAGATTGACAGACATGGGAACCTCCTACGGCAAAGAAAAAGGTGTCTTTAACGTTGCGAAGGGCTTCCCGTGTCGTGATGACCCGGACTCTTCTACCCGTTTTACTCCCGTATCGGAGGCCGGTCTTACCCGACTGTAGCCGGCGCGGTGTGGCGCGTTCCCGGCGATCACTGTTGTATCAATTACACTACACGGTTTTACCGGTGTGTCAATAAGGAGACAACAAAAAACCCACACATTTTCATGTGTGGGCTTTCGTACCACTCCCGCTGTACCTGTGGGGTTACTGTTCGACGCCCCCCGGATACGCCTGTTGATGAAGCCGATCCATCTCTTGACGGGCTTCCCCCCGAACCACGGGATCGGCGCTGTTGAACCGTTCCATAAACGAACGGTCTTTCATGTTGGCTTTGATCTTCGCTTCGGCCATTTGCGGATTCATCGTTTCGAAGCCTCCCCCGCCGCCCTTGTCGCCGGCCACAAACTGGCCTTCAACCGCGATCTTGGAGCCGATCGCATGAAGAAACTTCATCGCGGCTTTTGGCCCCATCGCTTGTTTTAACGCCGCGGCGTGTTCTTTCGTCATGCCAAACGCGGCCGCGGCCTTGTCGACTGTGTCATTGTGTTTATCGTAATCGGCGCCCCACTCGGCTTTCAATTCGACGAGTTCTCGTTCCTGTGTCGCTTTGGCCGCTTCCGTCGCCTTCTTCGTCTGTTCGACCATCAACGCGTTATGCTTTTCCGCGATCTTTTGGACTTGTGCCTGCGATAATCCGGCTTCATGAAAAATCGGTGCGATCGCCTTCGCAAACTCGCCGGTATCCCCTTCAGGAAGAGGGATCTTGTAGTCCGTTGCCGCCTTCGGACGCCCGAGGCGATCGTACACCGCGCCCCATGACTCAGCGGGATCTTTATCTCCGGGTAGCTTGATGACACGCTCCGGAGGAACGCCAATAAGTTTTTCGAGGTTCCGATACGATGTGAGCACATCCGGAACCCCTTTCCACTGCCGATCATTGACTAAGGCCATGGAATCAGTATCGAGCCCTTGCTTGCCCCAATCAAACGCCCCCGTTGCCGCCGACCCATCGCCCGCGCCAGTCCCGCTGGCAGCGGGTGACGGAGTTGTAGAACTCCCCTCACCCGTCGCCGCGGTCGCTGCGGCGGATCCAGGGGTAGCGCCCGAGCCCGCCGGAGCCCCGTCCGGTGCCTGATATAGCCCTTTTCTCGCATTGAACATACGTCATTCCCCCTTGTGATAGAGCTTCCAGAGCGCATCCTCTGAAAGCTGCAAATGTTGTTGAATCCGTAACCACACTTCACGCCGCCCATCCAGTCGGCCCGCTACCCGTTCGTCGGCGTGAAACGTCGACTCATGCGCCCGACAAAACTTCGCGAGGTCTTCCAGTACCATCCGATCATCACGGTTCTCAAGATCGAAGGTCCGCGTATAGGCGAGTTTGCGAAACGTCAAAAACTGTTTCGCCCGTTCTAAGACCTGGGAAAGATTCACTTGGCGCCTTGCATCATGGGCTTGGCAAGAGAGGCAAGCGCCGGCGCCGCGTCGACCATTTGTTGTTGTTGTGCGGCCTGTTGTTGCGCTTGCCTCATTTGCATGACGGCTTCCATCGTCTTAATCCATCTGGTCGGGACGGCTTGCCCTTGCGCGATTTCGGGCATCGCCGTATCCCAATCCAACCAATCCAAGGGCCGCTTATCACCCGTCACGTTCACATAGTTCTGCGACCAATCGACGAGCCGGAAGAACCCGGAGATGCCTTCCGCCTTTTGCGCCCTGGACAGCGGCGAATCGTATTCCACCACGTATTGGCCCGCCGCTTGCCGCAAGATGTCCGGCATCGGGGAGACTAAGCCTTGCTGCATGAGCAAATCGACTTCGCGCTCGATCATCGGGCCGAGGGATTCCGACTGCTGGCGCCCCATGGTGGGGGAGAGCAACGCGCCTTTTTCCCGCGTGCGCTCGATCACTTCCGTCGCGGTCATCTCCGGCGTTTCGGTGAGGATTTGAAACAGCGTGACTAGGAACGCGTCGTTGATCACGAGGCGTTCATCGTCCATCAGTTCTTTGCCAATCATGATGTTGCCGGTCGGCAACACTTGCACCAATGCGCGACCTTCGGCGTTCACGCCTCCGTAGTTTAGCGCGCCCGCGCGCATTGAGAAATTATCAAGAACCCCATCATCATGGGCCAAGAGAACAGGATCCACCACACGATGGCCCTGCTTAAGCACCGTTTTCTTTTCTTCATTGAGCACCTTTAATGATGGGAGAACCAGCATCGCCGGGGATCGGCCATACACTTCTCCGGGCGCAATGACGTAACGGGAAATGGCGTAGGGGAAACTCGCGTACCCTTCATCCAGTAAATGCGCCGGGCCTTCAACCGAGACATACTCCGAACGGTACGGTTGCCCGGAGGCATCCAATCGATTCGGGTTGTAGTCATCGCGCGGCGTCACGTAGTGGATGAACTGAAACGAATTATCGTACTTCTTCATGTCAACCGCGGCCGTCCGGATCTTTTCAGGGAGTTTCGCGACCCCGAACTTTTGCGCGGCTTGTCGGGCAGTGAGCGGGAAACGGCGGATCACGGTGTCAATAATGCCTTGGTGATTTTCACAAAATCGTACTTCGCCTAGGTGAATCGCACGATACCGGAGCCCGCGACCGTACCGGGGCTGCAACTTATCAATGAACGTCGCGCCGGTCCCGAAGGCGCCGAGCGCCATATAGTTTTCGTGCTGTTGACTGGCGA